GGGGTAGGCTAGGTTAATTGACTCTTGAATTTCATTTTTGATTTCCCTTGAAACTGCAATTAGTCCTTTATGAATTCCTTTCTTTACCGTTGAACTTGCAACTTTCCCTTTCCATTTCCACTTGTACTGTAGCATGTCAACTACTCGCTGGAGTACTTTGACTTTCAACTTCAATAGTTACCGGAACTCCAGTACCTCCTTTACCTGTTACCCGCAAGACTAGGTAAGCGTTTCCGGATTCATCCATAATTCGCATACCCGCTTTAAAGTCCTGTGAGCTGTCCAGGTAAATACGGTGACTAACTTTACGTCTCCTACGTTCAAGTTCTACAATAATCTCAGACTCAACTTCTTGAACAGTACCCTTGACACTCGACTCCAACACTGACCAAGAAGGGTAAGGAAATCCATCACCATCCTTCATCCATGTTGAGAACTCTACCGTGAACAGTTCAGACAGTCCGCTGGTTAATACGCCGAAAGCACACTCGCACCTGTACCTCGCACGAAACGTAGCTAACTGTACAGCTTCAATTGCCCATAGAGTACCGTTAGGCGATTCAATTACCCCTCCAATTTGAGGAGGAAATGTTATCACGTCATGGGTTGGGATACTGAACGCTGTTACTTTCTTAGTGTACACATTTCCTAAACTGTCTACTGCTCTAGTAGATACTAACGTCTGTAGTACCTTAGGTATTCGACGTACTTCTAATGTACCAGCTTCATGTAAGATTACTTGAATCTGGTTATCAAATACATCGAAATCATTAGTTAAGTTGAGATTTACCATTAAAAATATGCCCGTGTTACTTCCTCTACCAAATTGTCATCTTCCTCAGCGTCTATCATTACTCTCATTTTCATGATATCATCAAGTAAAGATTTACGGTATTCGGACCATGACACAGTCTGACCGTCAGCGTTATAACTCGGTTTCGGTTCACGGGTAATTGCTTCCAGTACAGCAATGGTATTATCCCTAGCTAACTGCAGCAACTCTTTGTTGGTTGCCATGAGATTTCTCCTTACCGTACCATTCACGTAAACTTCCCGGTACCACGCCATGGCTATCAGTAGTTACTGACTTCACTAACTTTGAGAATCGAGGCTGATGCTCAGTAGCAATGATACCGCATACATTACGATACTTTTTCCAAGCTTCTCGATTATTTTCAGCTTCAATCACTACTGAAGGTGCGAACGGAAGATCAACCCTAATGAACTTTTTGCCCATTCGGCGTTTAACTTTTACGTTCATGCGTTGTACGTCCTCACTACTGCACGCGGCTCTTTTACTACGAAAGATCCACGCTCGGAAGCTTTCCATCGAAGAACAATATCCTGCTTGAATTCTGCCTCAGCATTTTGCGGGGCTTGAACAACTGTCAAAGGCCAGTTGTACTGCCACCCAAAAGCTTTCTTGAAATCGCCAAGCAACCAGTAATCCTTGGCGTTTGCAGCAGAAGCTCCACCCGCGATAAGCTCACGGTACGCGAATCGGCTAGGTACTAAAGTGTACGTATCTAGCGTATTCGGTCCCATACGAACTTCAGTAGCACTAGCAGTACGAGTCTCCAAACTAGTGGCCCGTACAATTTGACGGAACTGATGCACTCTCGCAGGCATGTGTAGAATCGTATTCGCGTTCACCAAAATAGGCTCACCCGTATTCGGCTCCACTAAGTCATTAAAAAGCTGTTCCGAACCGTCAATAGTAGTCCAGTCAGCCAGTGCAACTCCGGATCGACTATTAATCCACGGGGTAGTTGCTTGGTAAGTACTGTACGTAGTTCCTTTCCAGTTATAAGAATTGTCTAGCCCGAACATACCTCTGGCACAAATCTTCTCTTTCTTCCGTCCCATTACTTCCCCAACTGACGCAGCTTGCTGCAGTACCTTGGAAGTAAGATCGAAAAACAGAGTTTCCTTAGTAACCGAGATAATCAAGCCACGCTTGATTGTCTCAGGATATTGAATCCAATCTTCCCCAAAACCGGCTTCTGGGAAAGGCATGTTCTCCTTAACTTCTTGGACATTCTCAGTAACCCCGGAAATTCCAGCTACCTTTTGACCGTTCAAGTTAGTTTGAAACTGCTCAACCAAGTCAGTGCAACGGAAATCCTCCAGCTGGTAACTATCCATGAGACGCTCATAGATAATCTGTCCAGTAATATTACTGAACGCACTCAAACTAACTCCTGACGCAGCTTCCAACAGTTGCAGTCCACCTCCCTTTGAAGGACCCATACTGTCTACCCACTCACGTCCGACAGGCTTACCATCTTTACTGACTACAAGACTTTCAGCCAAGTCACGGATGCTGAAATCTTCTGGGGAAAGTAACTCATCACGAAGGGCTCGTTGAAGATGACGGGTAACACTACCTACACCTTCAAGAAGAACCCGCTTTCTAAGTTCTCGTTTGTTAAGCATCTAGTGCTCCTTTCTTATGCAGCGGCTTGAGGTCCACCGTGTACACGGGTACTAACTACCGAAACCAATACCGTAGTGGTATTAGATCCGTAACGCTTTGCGACACGTCCAACTGCAAGGTTAGCAGTAGCTACCGCAGCTACCTTCTGGTTTTCCAGGGCATTGCCAGAAGCTTTCGCAGCCCCTACCAAATCTCCCACTTCAAATGTCGCAGCTGCACAGTCAAATTCATACACTCCTGTAGTATTCGCTACAATACTAGCGACATCCCCGTTACGACTACGATCACGTGCAACACCCATGAACTTATCATGGAAGTTTTCTTGCGTAGTAACAAGGTTAGTGACCCATGTCTCATCATCAGCAGACGAAGGTGCTCCGCCTGAAGATGCTGTAGCTACTAAATCTCCAATTTCAATAACCGAAGCAGTTGCAACCGCTGCAGTTTCAATCGGAAACGGTTCTTCCCTTTGCCAAGGCTGTACTCGATCACTCATAAGTTACTCCTTTCTAGACTGTAAGACCTTCCAACCAATCCTCAATTTTTACGTTTGCCAGCAAAGACTTACTGGCACTCTTCGACGTTACCCTCTTAGACTGAAAGGGCCCTTCGGTATCGCTTACGACATTCAAAGACTCAATCAGCTCTTTGACTTCCCCGTCAGATTCCAGAGACATCAAAGCTTTCAACTGAACTGCATTTGGCTTAAAATCTTCAGCCTCACACAGATCCTTAACTTCTTCACGACGTTCAAACTGCTGCATCTTCTCCATCAACTCATCGCGACCTTCAGTAACACCCCCCTTATCCTCTTCACTGGGGCACTTACCTTCTTTGAAAAGCTTGCACATTTCTTGCTGAGTTTTCTTGGCATCCATTTCAGTACTTTCCAGTAGAGTAACCACTTTCGTAGCCAACTCACGCTTTCCTTCCGGAATGTTGGCGAAAGGATCCTCTACCAGTGATTCAATCAGATCGTCAAGAGTAACGTCCAATTCCGAATCTTCCAAGAATTCCTCAAGTAGGTCTCGGTGCTCATTCTTCTTCCGTTTAACTCTCATACCTTTCCCCTCAAATAGGCTGACATTAGTTGCAGGGTCAGCTACTAAATCTACTGACCGTACTCGTACGATAGATTCTACCAAGACTTTCCCGTTCTTTTTTCTGGACTGACCTACCGCGTTATGACTGAGACCTACATTCTTCGGGTCATTCTCCACGTCATACTCAAACTGTTCAGCTAGAGAATGCTTCTTGTTGTAATGTAAGTCCCCGTAAACACCGTCTTCCTTTAGTTGAATTCCATGTAACCTTCCAAACCGGTCCGAATACTTACGTGACTGCCCCAATTTATTTTTCTGGGGATGATCAACGTTAACCTGTTTCCCTTCATACAAAGGTACCGCTTCAATCATTGCACGACGAGAATACTCATGCCCGTGTGCAGAATACCTCCCCAAAATTTTAACCCCTCGAACTACCCCCTTATCCTTGTCTAGGTTTCCATCAGAGAATACGGTGGACTCTAACAATCTCATTTCTTCTCCCCTTTCGTTGACGCCTTGCTAACCTTAACTGGTTTCTTTTTCGGGGGATGGTACACAGTCGCTTCAGCGTCCATCAAGAATTTCCCTGGAGATCGTACTTCTTTACTCATCGTCAAGTACCTGTTCACATTGAATTACAGTGAGACCGCGTGACGTATTAACTTTTAAAGCTCTAAGCTTCGCTCCAGGTTCCATTAAAAACTCATACTCCCCATCAGACTCAGTTATAGGTTCTACGTATATACCCCGTTTAGCTTTTATTTCTAACAGTATATCCCCGTAAGGCTTACCGTGAGTTTTCGGTGCAACTCCAAAATTCATAGCTTGTTTCGGGCTTAATGAAGTTGAACCGAATGCTGGATCAGAAAATGTACCGCCTTCCTCTAAGCTTTTCCATACAGTACCTAAAAACTTCTCATGCCTTCCCATATCGGTTGAGCCTGCTCCTCGGTATACTTTGATAGGCTTTTTAAGTTCCCCTTCACGTTGAATAAGCCCATTTATGTTATTGACCATTGAACGTACATCTTTAGATACTGTATTACTTCGCAGCTCCTTATTAATATGCAGGTACTCCATTCCGGTGTACCCTACAATATCTTCATGCTCCCCCCTGGTAACTGCCTTAGACTTTACTAGCTTCTTAGCTGAGCCTAACGTACTTTCCGGTGTAGCCTTAAACTTCTCTCCAGCCTCAGTATAGAATCCTTTAGGAACTTTGTAAGTTCTTGATTTACGACTAACCCGTGTAGTAGTTGAGAAAAATTCTTGAGCTTCTGGCGTAAGTGTACTCCAAGGCCTACCCTTAGCGCCTATTACGGTAGTCTTTACACTAGGACTTTTCAACTCTATCTTAGCTGACTTAGTTGGAACGCTAAGCGTGATGTCTTTCTCCTGCGTAACTTTCCCGCTCAACTTGAGTTTCAACTCGGCGTACTTCAAGGCATCTGACTTTTTAATGGGTATATGACCTGTAGTTTTTATTTTCGTAAAGTACTTAGGGTACGACCCCAAATGCTTAGACACCCATTCCGTATCTAAGGTCAAAGCCTCTTTATTACTCATCTCATCAATAGTAACCCCGAGCAAGTTAGGCTTTGGATGAGGTTCGATCTTAGAATCTGGATTTAGTATCGCCTTAGCTTTACCTAAAGCGTTCAACTCTCTCTTTAAAGCTTTACTTTCTGCTTGTGGATCAGCCGCAGCAACTTTCTCGTTAGCCTTCGCTACTGTCTTATGAACCGTAATACCTTTTTCTTGTTTCCATTTCTTTAACTGCACATCCCGGTACGTCTTCTTTCCTGGAGGTAGTTTAGCTACATCAGCAGGATCCATTCCCAGTAACTGCTCATTCGAGAGCTCTTTCAGTTTCCAGATCTTCTTACCGCTTTTCAAAGTTTTTGCTGGCTGGGTGAATTTCCCAGGAGGTACTACCTCTATCTTCGCCTTAGCAGTAGGGGTTTTGGGGGTGGTAAGGATTACCTTCTTCTTTGATTTCTTCAGTTTGGCAGTCTGCTTCTTCCAGTACTCACGCTTGAACTCACTGAGCTCCTCTACATCTTTTGGGTCCATCAAAGCTAACTGCTCAGGAGTCCACTTCTTTAGCTGCCAAACTTTTGAACCGTTTTTCTGTATTTTGAGAGGAGTAGGCTTCTCTATTCCAGAAGGAACAAACTCGTTCTTAGGCTTAACGTACTGCGTGTGACATACCGCCTCGTAAAAGTCCATTGCCTCCTTCAATGAGCCGCACTTTATTCCGGGAGGATGCTTGTGTCGTTTCGCTTCTTTCTTCTTTTGTAACGCTTCAGAAGACAGTTTTGTTCTTCTAGCGAGAATTCGTTTCTTAGATAGCCTGCCCAATTTCGACTGCTGCTCTAATCGTCCAGTTTCCGGACTAATGAAGTCATACCATGAAGGATGGATAATCCCCTTTCTTTTCATGGCATTGAACCGTGTTACTCCTACAACTCTTCGCTTAGTAGCATCTGACTGTCGATTAAACCATCCCGCGTACAAGTCGGTATCTACAGGTGGACCAATGGCTAGATTCTTTGGGGCAGCTTTCTTAAGTACTGGAGCATATGTGCATCTACAATTCGGTGCATCTGGAAGTTCTGGGCGATTACTTACGTTCCACTTCCGTCTCTGATCTTTCCAGTAAATCCTGCCAGCCCGTTGTGCGTGGTAAGGACGTGTTCTCTCATCTAGTGGATTTAGTACCTGATAGCCTCCAATGATACTATCGAATTGCTTGAAAGTTTCCTCTGCCATTTGATTGTGAATCCTAGCAGATTCTGTACGCACAATTCTAATCGCAGATGCATGGACACGCTTTACATGTGGCAGTACCTTCTTCGCTACCTCCTCAGTTGACTTACCTGACGCAACTCCTGACGCTATAGCTTTAGCTATCTTGTCCTTACTGGTAACTAAGTTTGACCATTTATCGAAACGCTTTTCCCAGTCATTGCTCCGTACTATTTCTAGTACGCGTTTTGAGTTTGGAGGCTCAGAAGCTTGCTTGACAGTTTTCTTTGAACCCTTCTTGTACTTCGGTTTTGGAGCTTTAGGCTTTTCAATGTCACGTTTAGTATCCCCAAATATCTGTTCAGCCTCTAATAATACGATAGCTGGATCATCTGGGAATGCTAACTTCCAGTATACTGAGGGGAGCGTATTAGACCATGCATTGAAAATCCTAGTGTACGATGTAGATGCGATACGTAACAGAGTTCCTTCAGTACGTACCCGCATTGCCGATAGATACTTAGTGAATACTCCTCGGAAATGAATTACGTTTTGCTTGTAACTTCTAGAGTCAGTAGTTTGTAAGCCTTTGAGAATTTGAAACCATAACTGCTCAGTGATACCTGTAATTCGAGTAACACCTTCTTCAGCGATATCAATTGAGCGTATAGCTTCAATCTTAAACGCTTCAGCTAGCGTATTACTCACAGGTTTCGAAGTTAGTACTTTCGCGACCATGTCATTCTTTTGTAACTGGAATTGGCAAGCTCGGTGTAGAATCTAGTGCAATACTATCGTACTCTTCCCAATTCTTATCTTCCTGCTCACTGTCCAACCCTAACTCTTGCCGTACTGTTTGAGGACTCTTGATTCTCTGGTTAAGGTAAACGTCATTTGTTTTCGCTATTGTTTCAGGCTCTCTGGTAACTAACTGTGGAGGCGTGACTTGTATCGTTATAAATTTCCGCAGGTCTTCAGGCAAAGATCCTACATTAACCGCATGATCAATACATACCCAAATAAGTTCCAGATCAGCTTCAATTTGATCAGCCTGTTCCGATTCAAAGTATCGTACTGCGGGTGATTCTGCTACCATTGAATTCGCGTATGGCAATCTGCTAGCATCAGCACCTACCATGTACTCAGCTAACGCTTTACTACTGGATACTGAACGTAACTCAGCCGACAATACTGTCGCAGGAGCTGCGGCATTTAAGCCTACCGAAGGAAACTCATATTCAGTATCCTTATTCGTGTCAATGATACTAGCAGGCCCAAATTTCTTACCCCGTACAGTTTGACCTGTGTCAGGGTCAGTTACAGTTTTTGAAGCATAATCTTGTACGAAATTTTGCAGGCCTTGTGCCGTAGTATCGTGCTTCCTAATCATACCGATAGCAGCTTGCATAGCTACTACAGTACTCATGTTCTTCAGTAAAGTTTTTCCTCGATCTAAATTGTCTTGTACGCAGTATATGGATGACAGTCCACGCTTGGAATTCATTGTGACATTTAGCTTTCGATGCTGTACTTCTTCAGCAGGTATTTCATCCTCGTTAATGTAGTACTCCTCAATAGTCTCTACATCATCCTCGTCAGTTTTAATTCCATACGAAGAGTTAACGTCAGTTAGTAACTCTCTCGGAGTAGACACTTCC